CTACCAGTAACTGGTGTTGTTGACGCTAAACTTAAAAAATCACTTACAGTCATAGCTGTTATTACTTGAAAATATTCAATATCTGATGGATATGAATATAATGTTGTTGTTGTTAATGCTGTAACTGATGTTGGTGTTAAACTATATGATGTTGTGGCCTCAGTGTTAGATAGTGTTGAATATTTTATATTAAGCGTTGCTGGTAAACTATAAGTACCAGTTGTATTATTTGTACCATAACTATTTTTCGGACCACCGTTTATATTTGGGTCTAACGATAATGTAGGGTCTATTGTTGTAAACATATCACCAGGGTTTAAATCCGCTAAAGATAAACCAATAAAGGTAATCGTATTATCCAAATGAAATTTAGTGGAATTTCCTAAACCAGCTGGATTTATTGTAACTTTGATTTGGTTTACACCACTGTAAAAAGAACCTTTACTATTAAAGACATTTATTCTTTCTCCAAATGGTAAATCATTAGTTGTATAACCACTTATATTACCATTTGTATTACCACTAGCTGTTAAACTACTATTACCACCAATTAATTGTTTTAATATTTCTCTATTAGTAAACGGTATACAACCACTTCCACCAACAAATGAATTATAAAATGTTGAGTCGTCTAATTTAACATATGTACTACTAATGTTAAATGGTGTTATAAAACTTGGGGAATTTATTGGTGTTGCAGGTCCAGTTGATGTGGTTATTGTATTATTTGGGTCATAATCACCATCACAACTACACACTTCACAATCTGGGTATGTTATCATAGGTAATTTAAATCCCTTTAATGGTGGTCTCGATTCACATATTGGTATTGGTTTATCTTTATACTTACAAAGTAATCCAAATAAACAAACTATCGCACGTAAAGTTTTTAATAACAAACAAATTATTCTAGTAATCAAACACCACAATGCGTTAATTACAAACGCAACAACATCATAAAGTATTATTAAAAATAAACCAATAAACCCTAAAACGTTTAATAGAATATTCAATACTAACCAAAATATTGAAGTGTGAAACACACCATCGTTAACAGGGAATTTATTTGTTGTTGTCTCACATGTTTCATCATCAATACGTTTAATAGATAGGAATCTATCACGATTTCTAACACGTTTTAGATTATCAACAAAACTTGATACGGTATATACTTTATTATAGTCAAATTCATAAAACCTATCCTCACAATTTATGTAAGAAACCAATTCACTATTTGTTAAATCGTATGGTGCTGATGTATATCCCGACCAATCTAAATCAAACGCATATGATTGTATAGCTTCATTGTACCCTAAACCACCATTAAGTGGGTCAACCCCTGGTGATACCCATCCGTTTTCTTTAACATTTGGTACTAACCAATATGCTCGTTTAACATCGTCTGATAATGTCTTTGGTTGATTCCACTTTATTTTAAATCTATACTTACCTTTTGTTGGTATACCAATTGTTGGGTCATTAGAAATTATTTGTTCACCGAATTCGTTTGTAGTTATATAGTCGTAATTCATTGGTAAATCAAACAACCATGTACCATCACCATCAATTAATTTACCCCCATTAGGTAGTTTCGCTAGTTCTAATATTGGTAATCCATTTTCATCATTAAAAATTGTTTGTGATATTGCTAATATTTCACCAGGTCCTGTAATCATCTTACATAAATTACCCGTAGCTTGTTTTACGTTACAATTTTGTTTCAAACTGGTTTCATCTGTTGTTGAAAACATTGACCCCATAAAAACTGCCGTTGGTTTAATCGTAATACTTGATTCGGCTGTAATGTCAAAATCAGCTCTACTTATACCGATTCTACACACATCTTGTTCACCCCAAAATGGTACAACCTCTATTGTTTTATTTATAACAACAATTTGTGGTAGTGTATCGAAATTTGGTGAGGCGTTAAATTTATTACCATCGAATTCATCTTCAGATGCCATACCCATTCTAACTAAATCTTGGGGGTCAAGTGAAAATTGACCAATATCTGAAAGGTCGAGATTCATTACCAAAGTTTGACTACCAACAGGTACGCCGAATATCATATAATCACCACTTTCGTTTGTTTCAACGGTGAATTTGAAATACTTGTTGTATATTTCTATCGCTGTTTGGTTTGTTAGGTTGTCAACTCTAGATGGGAATGTTCCTGTTGGGGTATGATTTGGATATGATGGTAAGTACGGTAATAGATTATATTTGTACCCATCTTCATTTCTATCACTTAATGACTTATATGGGTATATTGTAGCAATTGCGGGATTAAGTAAATCCTCATCTGAAACTGGAATAAACACAGATACTTTAGCATTAGGTATACCGTAACCGTTATTAGCTAGTACTCTACCAGCTATAACACCATAGTCTGAACAATCTCTTGTGTAAACATCATCTTGTCTTATTTTAAGTGATAATATCTCTAATTGTTCAAAATCTTGATTAATGTCTATTACAATGTTTTGGTCTTTACCTGGTACTGTTCTTATTCTATACGAATTACCCATTCTGTCTCTTTATTCTATAAATAGTTAATTACTAATTTTCAAAAAACTAGTTAGAATAAAAATATCAAATAATATAGATAAATAAACGATTAACTAATGGTAACAGTTTGGAAGTTCTTAACTCTTACTGTGATGTCTTTGTTTGGATATCTAATTTGGTAAATTTGATTAGGTAATGCAAATAGTGTTGAATCTGTCGGTTGAATTTCTCTTGTTGAATTATCTACATAATTCATTGATGTAACAGAACTCGAATATTCACCCCCCACTCTATTGTAGAATTTAATGTCAGTAACTGTTATTACACCATCTTGTGATTGGATTGAACTTGTTAATTCTGGTATGTTAACATTTTGACCTAATTCTCTTGTTGACGGGTTAAAATACGTTGCGATTAAGTTAATGATTTTACCGATTATTTGTCCTTGGTTTTGACTAGCATCTAAAACGACTGAAACATCGGCGGCTAAATCAATTACCTCTGCCGTTTCAACAGATACATAATCATTAATCATCCTATAATTTGAAAGGTATTCGGCTATGTTTGCTACGAGTGTATTTGATACTATTTGTGTTAATGCACCACTTGTATCAAATGATAATATTTTGACTTTAATTTTATTATCTTCTTCCATTACCGCGACTTTAGCTGGAGCACCATATTCTCCTGGCATTTTCCTAATTAAAGCTTCATAATCGTTAATTGTTACAGCTCTGTTTTGTGCCGCAAAGTTAAATGATACAAAGTTTCTAACTTCTTCAATAGTTGGTATATTCGCACCCCCAATTGCTGCGGTAACGTTTGTACATTTTAATGAGTTAATTACGGCTGTATTTGTTGTGACTGAAGGACCATTAACATAAAAACTTACAGTACCGATTTGATTAATAACATTTACCCCAACATTACTTGCTAAACCACCACCAACTCTATACTGTACAAATATTGTTGTATTCGGTATAAGTGTACTACCTAACGCAAAATTATTAAGGTATGATTGCATGTTTTGTGTTTGGATACCACTTCTAGCAAAATTTCTTAGTTGTTCATCTGCGGAAATATTACCACCACCGAAAGTCATTTTCAAAAAACCTTCTGGTGTAAACTCAGTAATGAATCTATTGTTTGTTGTGATGTATCTACCAACTTTAATACCTGGATTATCAGATGGTTTTGTTTGGTCGGGTACGAACACTCTATCTTGAGCTAATGCATCAACTTCATACCATTTACCTACTGGTGATAAAAATTCTTGTGATGTTGGTACATTCGCATAATTTGTCCCGTCTTTCTGTATTATAGCGGTAACACCCAATACATTTCTTTCTGGTAAGAATAATTCGTAGAAAGGTTTTACTAAGTTTGTTGTTACAGCTTGTTTATATACTTTAGTAATACCGTTAATTACTAATTCACGTTTTACAATTGTATAGTTAACCAAATTATTATTACCATCGAAATTTGGTATTTTTAATTTATTTGGATATCCCTGTGCATTGTATGGTGATGCGAAATCAATATCATATACATTTTCAAATATTTGACCAGCGCCAGATATTTGACTCCCTCTTCTTAAAATTCCTTCATATCTTTCATCGTCTTTATCACCAAAAGCAGGAACTGTTATGGAAAAATCGACTAATGCAATCGAAGGTCTTTGTCCTGGTATTTTCAGACCATATGTTCTTGCGATATTAAAAATAGATGACTTTTGTTGTGCGTATTGTAAAACTGTTTCTTGAACACTTCTATCAATTTGAAAATTCAAATTATCTGCAACAGCGGCATTTAAATCCATCAATGCTGAAAATATTGATGCATCATTGAAATTATCTATTAAATCAGGATAATACGCCTTTGTAAAATTTATTAATTCTGTTCTAATACTTTGAAAATCTCTTACAGTATATAATATTCTTTGTTGTGCCATATATTTTAAATATTTAGAATGACAAAATCTTTAGTTCCAAAAATATTTCCAGTTACAACATAATCAACCCTTACTTTTGCAGTATACTCACTTGGGTCAATGCCAGGAACACCAAATTCTGGATTTGAGTTTGATGCGTTCACTTCTGTTGTCGTAGTACCATCGTCATTATATGGTGTTACACTTATTGTTGTTATCTTAAGTTGTGGTATGTATTTTTCACAAGATTGTCTTATTTCTGATTCAATACTATTGAATGTTGGACCATCCAACGGTTCAAATATATATTCATACAGTCTAGTACCAAAATCTGGTAAGAAATATCTTGACCCTTTCCTAGTTAACAATAAATGAATTAAATCTGTTTTAATTTCCTCATTTGAGGTTTGAGTTAATTTCACATAGTCACCTACTTCCGAAGGATTGAAGGGAAATGCAACACCATATGTTTTACCGTTTGCCATATCAAATAAATATATTGTCCTAGTTATTTTTGTGAATAATAAAAAAAGATTAATCTTGGACATTATGTCCAAGTTCAGTATTACCTTTTATATGTTTTGGTGAATATGAACAATGACGACAACCATTACCACAACAAAACCCCCTTTTTATATGGTATTCTTCTGTAAAAACATATTTACCATTTTCAATATAATATAAAAGGGGGGAATTAATATCCCCCCTCTTTTCGTTGTTTTCAGTTTTCATAATTACTTATATTAGACATGCTCCTCCAGCACAAGCAACTTCACCACTCAAATCGGTTTCATCTGTTAATTCAATAACTTGTGATAAATCAATTGAATGTAGGTTTTTAAATAGTTCATCAAACTCTTCTTTAGTGCAATCAGAGAATGGTGCTTGGATATATGTTCCTCCATCATATGGAAGAACCGAAAGACCATTATAGAATTCACGGTTTTCCCACATCCATTCACCAGCTAATTCCCAATCTTCTGGTTTAAGACTAATTGTTGCAGAAACGTTGTGTGAATTTGAACCTGTCCTATGACCCGCTCTTACCCATTCTTGAGTTACTTTCTTAACCCTTTCCAACAGTTGAAACGCACTTTCTGTACGAAGAATTGCCCCTTCTGGTGATTTTTGTGGTACACTAATTACTGCTGTATCGTGTGGACGGAAGTACTCGTCTTCAACCAATTCTGGGTGGTTTTCAACCAAATACTGGTAGATTGCTTCATTCTTACCTACACGGATTCTACGTATGTAATAATCATTGTGCCATGCGTGAATACCTGATGAAGTACCTAACACTAATGATGAAGTACCAGACGGTTTAACAGTATTTGTCCTTGCGGCTTTGTTAATACCGATTAGTTTTGCAACACGTTCATTTTCTTCGTTTACAACTTTTGCAGCTTCTTTCATGTCATAACCCAATACAACTCCAGAACCAATACCAGTCATACCAACACCGATTAGGGCTTCTTTTTCGGTTGTTTTTTTCCATACATCACGTAAGTAATGGAAATCAGTATATGCTGCTTGTAATGTTCCAATGAATGCACCTATACG